GTTCGTCGTTTGTTAATTGCTCTTAAATCTTACATTTCTCAAGTTGCTCAAAACTTAGTATTTGAACAGAACACAATTGCTACTCGTACTAGTTTCTTGAACCAAGTTAACCCATATTTGGAATCAGTTCAACAACGTCAAGGTTTGTATGCTTTTAAAGTAGTAATGGATGATAGCAATAACACTCCTGATGTAATTGATAGAAACCAATTGGTTGGTCAAATTTACTTACAGCCGACTAAGACAGCTGAATTCATTTACTTGGATTTCAACATCTTACCTACTGGAGCAACTTTCCCAGCGTAATTTTTTAAAAACAGAATATTTATAACAAAACAAATAAATAAATAAAATGGCAGTATTAGATCCAAACGAAATATTTTTCACAGCCTTTGAACCCAAACAGGCAAACCGATTCATTATGTATATTGACGGTATACCAGCGTATGAGATTAAAGGTGTTGGTGCAGTCACATTAACTCAAGGTACTGTTCCTTTAAACCATATAAACGTTCAACGCTTTGTAAAAGGTAAAACCACTTGGGGTACTATCCAATTTACATTATTTGATCCTATTACTCCTTCAGGAGCTCAGGCTGTAATGGAATGGGTACGTTTACACCACGAATCAGTAACTGGTCGTGATGGTTATAGTGATTTCTACAAGAAAGATTTAACATTCGACGTATTAGGACCTGTAGGTGATATTGTTTCAGAATGGATTATCAAAGGTGCTTTAATTACAGATGCTAACTTCGGTGATTACAGTTGGGATACTGTTGATACTGCTGTTAACATTACAATGACTGTTCAACCTGATTACTGTGTGTTGAATTTCTAATAATAGTAAAAATAAGATTAAAAGAGCTCGCATTTTTTGCGAGCTTCTTTTTTTTATTAATATTTATAACAAAATAAGTTTATGAGCGAATTTAAGTTTCCAACAGAAGTTGTAGAATTGCCCTCCAAAGGATTAGTTTACCCGGAAGGCCACATTTTAAGAAGCGGTAAAGTAGAAATGAAGTACATGACCGCAAAAGAAGAAGATATTTTATCAAACCAAAACTTTATTTCAAAAGGTATTGTGTTAGATAAATTGTTAGAATCACTAACACTAGGTAAATTTGATATTAAAGACTTAATCACCGGTGATAAAAATGCTATCTTAGTAGCTTCTCGTGTTTTAGGTTATGGTAAAGAATATTCATTTACTTATGATGGAAAAGAATACACTGTTGATTTATCTACTTTAGAAAATAAATTATTTAATGAATCCCTAGTATCTAGTAAAGGCACTTTTACATTTACTCTCCCTACATCAGGAACTAAGTTAGAGTTTAAACTTTTAAATGAAAAAGACGAGGAAAAAATTAAACAAGAAATTGAAGGTTTAAAAAAGATTAATAGAGAATCTTCAACAGATGTTACAACAAGATTAAAATACCAAATCATTTCAGTTGATGGAAATGAGGATAAAATAGCTATTAAAGATTTTGTAGATAACTACTTACTAGCCTCAGATTCACGAGCTTTAAGAACATACATTAAAGTAATAACTCCCGATGTTGATTTAATAGCTAAAGTAATGATTGATGGTGTTGAGGAGGACATCGACATTCCTATTAATCTTAACTTTTTTTGGCCTGACATTTAATAATGTTTCTGAATTTAGATTATCTATATTTAATCAAATTCATGAAATAGTATTCCACGGACAAGGCGGTTATAGTTATGATATTATCTATAATATGCCTATTTGGTTACGTAACTATACTTTTAACAAATTAAAAGAGTGGTATAACCAATCAACTAACACTAAAAATGAAGACAGTTGGACTCAAGGTAGTGTTAAAGAAGAAGCATTAAAAAATAAACAAGTACAAGTACCTACATATGTAACAAAGGCATCTAAAAAATGATGCCTTTTCATATTTATAATAAACTACTTTAAATGGCTGACGACAAAAAGATAAAAGAATTAGAAAGTTTAATAGCTAAGCTTGAAAAACTTACTAAAACTAAATATGATCTTAATATTGATACTTCTAATATAAAACAAGTTAATTCTCAGATTAATGTGTTGAATAGAGCTATAAAGGATGCTGAAAAAGAAGTAGCTTCATTAGACAATACTTTTAATGGGTTAAACAAAGAAATAAAAGGAATTGTAGATGAAATGGGCAACTGGGGTACAGCCACTAGTAAAGCCACTAAAGCCTTTAAAAACATAGAAAACATAACCCGGCAATTAAAATACGATGAAAAAGGGTTAAGTGAATTATCTAAAAAGGATCTTGAAAGACTTCAAAAACAACTCAAAATCAATAAAGATGAGTTAATAGAAGCCGCTAAATTAGTTAAAAAGAAACAAGAAAATTTAGGTATAGGACAAGAATTAACTGAAGAAGAAAAAGCAATATTAATTGGATATGAAGAAGAATTCAGTATAATTGATAGAATAAATGAAAAAACTAAAGAAAGATTAGTTGAAGAAAAAAAGATTGAAAAACAAATTGGTTTAGCTGGTAAAGCATTAGATGGTTTAAAGAAAATTCCTATTTTAGGAGAAATATTAAACATTGATGAAGCTAAAGAAGACATGAGAGACCTTGCTAAACAAGGTAAAGGTAGTTTTGAAATACTTGGAAAAGGATTATCATCTGCTTTTAGTGGACTAGGCCCATTAGCCATCATAGCGGGGATAGTTAAAGCTGTTCAAATGTTAGCAGGGGCTATGTTTGAAGCTGACAAACGAGTTACTGATATATCTAAAAATTTAAGTATTAGTAAAGATAATGCTAGAGGTATATATAATAATATAAAAAATACTAAAACTGATTTAGATACAGCCTATAAAACAACAACTAATTTATCTGAAGCATTTAATGATATATCTCAACTTACCGGGTTTGCAGCTATAGCTACAAATGATCAACTTGAAGCTCAAATTGTCTTAACTAAGCAATTAGGTCAATCTAAAGAAGAAGCTTTAGGACTTCAAGAAACATTTGCTGTAAATAATATTGAAGCTGATAAAGGTATAGATATTGTTTATGATCAAATAGCTGCTTTTGCTAATCAAAATAAAATAGTAGCTGATGGTAGAAAAATTCTTACTGAAGTAAGTAAAACTAGCAAATTAATCCAGCTAAATTTTAAAGGAAATACTCCAGAACTAGTAAAAACTGTTTTAGAAGCTAAAAAATTAGGGTTAACTTTAGATCAAGTTAATAAAACAGCTAGTTCTTTACTCAATTTTGAACAATCAATCAGTGATGAACTGAATGCTGAATTACTACTTGGTCAAGACATCAATCTAGATAAAGCTAGAGAATATGCTTTAACTAATGACATAGCTGGACTTACAGAAGAAATAGCTAATCAAGGTATTACTGCTGAAAAATTCTCTAAACTAAATCGTATCCAGCAGGAAGCTATAGCTAAAGTGTTCGGTATGCAAGCTGAAGAATTAGCAGATAGTTTATACAAACAAGAAACAATTAATAAATTATCAGGTAATGAAACTAAAAATTTAAGAGAACAAGCTGCTCTTTTAAGACAAAAAGGAGATTTAACCGGAGCTATTAATTTAGAAAACCAGGCTGCTGCTATTGAAGAGGGTGTTCTTAAAGGAAAAACACTTCAAGAAGCTCAAAAATCAATAGACGCTCAAGAAAAATTTAATTTAGCTATTGAACGAGCAAAAGACTTATTCGCTGATATGATAGATGGAGGATTAATAGAGAAATTAATTTCATTCATTGATAGATTAGTTGGAAGTTTAGAAACAGGAAAAAGTCTAGCTAGTACTTTATTATTTGGTCCTGCTTCTGAAGGAGAAATTGCTCAATCTAGAAAATCATCCTTAGAAGAAAAACTAAAATCAACTACTGATGAAAGTGAAAAAGAAAAATTAAAATCAAGAATAGCAGAACAAGAAGGAATAATAAAAAAAGAAAAAATAAATGATATTCAAGCCCAATTAGATAGTGAGTATAAAATAAAAAAAAGTAATTTTATAAAAGGTATTTATGATACTTTTGAAGAATCACCTGGCGGAAAATCATTATTAGAAAAATATAAAACTGAAGGTTTAACCCCTCCAAAATTAGCAAGTGGCGGTATAATCCCTTCAGGTTACCAAAATGATACATTTCCAGCAAGACTTAGTTCTAATGAAGCTGTTATACCGTTAGATCAACTTATGGCTAAGCTTGATGCTATGACTAATGCTATTGCTTCAAACAAACAATCAGTACCAAAAATATATTTAGGAACAACAGAATTAAACACAGCAACATCTATGGGTACTTATGCTTTAAATGAAGGTGTTACAAGTTAATATGTATAATAAAATAAAACTATGGATCTCTTAAACAAACTACAAACTCAAGGATCAAACCTAACAAATTTAGACGGAGGTACTCCTAAAAAATTCAGTGGGGCTTCTAATTACCCAAAAGGTTTAGCTGCATCTCAATTAGATTTAGATGGTAAAAAACCTTTAGCTTATGATAGATCCTCTAAATATCAAGAAAGTTTAGCTAAATCACAATTAGATTTAGACGGTAGAACCCCTAACAAATATTTAGATAATCCTCCTCGTTAATGGGATTAATAAACCTAAAAACGGATCTTAAGTCCCTACGGTATGGGAATGACAGGGTCAATGGAGGTAATAGTGGGCAACCATATATTACCACTCCCATTCCTGATAGGATTGGTCCTTATATAGGTACAACTGATTTCTTATTAAGAGGTGGTATTAATGTTGTTAGAGATACAGCAGCGGATGTTGAACGTTTAACTAAAATGTTTAGAGATACCAAATCACCAAACGGTATCTTATTTACAGCTAAACAACAATTATTATCTCGTACTGCTGTTCGCACACAAACAAGCAGTATATTAAATGAAGGTGCTTATTCACCGCTAAATACATTAGCACAAACAGGTGTTGTTGCTTTTGGTGGACATTTAAATAAACAAGGCAGAAATCCGTCTGCTGGAACTGGTGCTTTTGCTAACAATGAAAATTTATATGATGTTAGAGTAACTCCAACAGTAGTAAATCCAAAAACAAATACTAATAGATTAATTAATTTACTTGATTTAACAAGCAATAATAGAAATGGATCTACAAAAGATGGGATTACTTTAAACAATGGAATTAATGTAATGACTTACACCGGAGGTCCTGGTTCTACTTTAGGAGTAGGAAGTACTAGTATAAGATACTCTAAAACATCAAAAACAAATCTAACTAACGATACTAAAACCAATACCTTCTCAGTAGGTAACTGGGTATTTAATTCTAAAAACTTAACTACTCCTTATGAGTCTCAAACTTTACTTCCTGTTGTTGAAGATTTTCAATCATCTGATAAACAAGGTAGTACTTCTTCTCCTAAGATTCAAGATTTTAGAAAAATTTTAAGAGAAAATATATTACAAAATCAAGACAAAACATTAGCTACAGAAAGTGGAGCTACTCCTTTAGCCCCTGACTACCAGACTCAAAATTATGACCTAAGAACTAACTTAGGACAACCAGGACAACGATCCGGTAAAAGCTATGCTAATTATACTAATGGTGTTTCATATACTGGAGTAGATATACCTGGTGTAGGATCATTCAAACCAGGATTAGATATAATTAACTCAGTACCTATTTATAGAAGTGAAAATGCTAGTACAGATTCTAAATTAGATGATTTAGTTAGTTTTAGAATAGCTGTTATTGATAATAATGAACCAACATTTAAAACCTTTTTACATTTTAGAGCATTTTTAGGTGGGATGTCTGATTCATACCAAGCAGAATGGTCACCGTTTAGATATTTAGGAAGAGGAGAAAATTTTTACACCTACAATGGGTTTACTAGAACTATTACATTATCTTGGACAGTAGCAGCTCAATCAAAACAAGAGCTTATACCCATGTATAAAAAATTAAACTATTTGGCTTCAACAACTGCTCCTGATTATAGTCCTCAAGGGTATATGAGAGGAAATATAGTTCAATTAACTGTTGGAGGATATGTTTATGAACAACCAGGCATTATAACTAGTTTAACTTATGATATTCAGGATGATTCACCATGGGAAATAGGAATTGATACAAATGGAAATGTAGATGATAGTGTTAAACAAATGCCTCATATTATACGAGTTTCATCTTTTAACTTTATACCTATTCAAAACTTTATTCCATCTAAACAATCATTAACTTTTTCAAATAGAAATACTGAAGATGTTAATGTTGAAGATCCTATTGGATTTGCTAATGCTTATGGTGACCAACAATTTATATCTTTAGCTAATGCTGATGGAAATTCATATCCAACAAAAACAATAAAAACACCTGAACGCCCCGCTATAGGTAACACAACAGCTAATCAAAACTTAGTAGGAGGAGCTCCTGCTCTTTAAATATGAACAGATATCAAAACATACCAAAAACTAAAATAGATAAAAAATTAGTATATGTTACTTCTCGCTATCCAGAAGTACCAGTTACTTCTGATGATATCTATGTTTATACTGTTCAAGGTGACAGGTTTGATGTTCTAGCATTACAATATTATAAAAATAGTTCTTTATGGTGGGTTATATCTATAGCTAATACAGATAAATTACCTCAAAATTCATTAGTTATTCCTGAAGGATTGCAAATTAGAATACCTGCTTTTTATGCTGGAGTAGTAAGTGCTTTTAATACAATAAATTCTTAATTATGTCAAATATAATAGGAGAAGGTTTTGAACCATTTGTTGATGAACAAGTTAATAAAAGACAAGAAGTCTTAGGATCAGTTAATAGAACCTCAGAACAAATTCTTTGGGCTAATAGTAAAACTAGTTTTGTTAAATTAGTATCATCAGCTAACATAACTGACTTAAATATGTTAGGTGGTGGATTTGCTAAATCTGATGAGTTAGCTATTAAATATGTTTTATTTAATGGTGTTACTGATGAAATTCCTAGAACCAATCCAGGTATTGAAAACTTTCAAAGAGCAGGAATTGATTCAAGTAGGATTTATGATAATATAGGAGCATATGGTTTAGGAGGAACAGATTGGGGAATTCAACCTATGCCTGGTATTATATCAGCTAATATAAAAAGTGAGACTATGGGCTCTCTTAGAACAGGCACAATTCAAATTAAAGCTAATAATAAAACTCAATTTGATATAATTAGTACTTTATATTTAAGAATAGGTTATACTATGTTATTAGAATGGGGTAATACATCTTATTTTAATAATAAAGGAGAATACATAAATGATAATATAACTAGTTTAGCTGATTCATTTTTAATTAAAAAATATAATTTTGGTTATATAAAGGATGAACTAGGTACAGATGTTGTAACTTATAATAACTTACTTAAAGCTGTTTCTATTCAACAAAAATATACTAATGGTAACTATGATGCTTTAATAGGCAGAGTAGTAAATTACAATTGGACATTTAGTAGGGATGGTTCTTATGATATAACTATTATTTTAAGAAGCGCAGGTGATGTTATAGAAGCACTTAAAACTAACCTTTTACTTCCTGGAAAACCTACTTTTCTCCAAACAGAAGGACCAACTAGACCTACTACTTTTAATCTAAGTGAAGCCCTATCAGCAGGATTACCTAACACTTCTGAAGACACAATAGTATCTTTTGCTCAAAGCAGTACTATAGGAGCTGTGTTTGCTGAAATTCAAAAATTGATTCCAAAAACAAATACTATAGGGACTAATACTTATTCTCTTGATGGATCAAAATCTGTTGATTATTTCTCTCAATCATACACAACAGGTCAAACCCAATACTTTGTTCGATTTGGTACTTTTTTACAACTAATAAAAAATAGTATCATCCCAACAATAAATGATACTAGTGAGAAAATTTTAAATGTTGGAGATACTGATAGTGATAAAATATTAATATACACTCCTCCAAAACAAATCCCTTCAGATCCTAGGATATGTGCTTTTAAAAAAACATTACCTGCTATTGAAGTAGAGTATAATATACCTGGAGCTACTGGTTTTACTTCTACAACACCTGAACAAACTTTATATCCTGATATTGACGATTTTGTAATTAGTAAAGGTAATAACTCCTATGGTAAACTAATGTTTTGTTATTTTAATATAGTTTTTATTTTAAAACTGTTAGAAGATTCAAAAGATACAGATGGAAATATATCTCTTGTTTCTTTATTAAATAGTATGATGTCTGGGTTTTGTAAAGCAACAGGTAATTTTAATAGTATAACACCTAAAATAGATTATGATACTAACACTATTATTTTTATAGATAAAACATCATTGCCTGATAGAAGTACTATTATAACAAATAAAAAAACAACCCAATTCAATGTGTACGGATTAGAAACAAACACATCAGGATCTATTGTAGGTGGTAGTTTTATTAGAGACTTACAACTTAAAACAGAAATTACACCTGATTTAGCTACTATGATTACTATTGGTGCTACAGCAAGGGGTTATGTGACTGGACAAGATGCTATTGCTATATCTAATTTAAATAAAGGAACAGAAGACAGAATTAAAAAAGAAATATTTAGTCCATCAAATACTAAAATACAAAGTGAAAATGATAATAAAGATACAAATGATACTTATCAAGAAACACTTCGTATTTTTGATTCATTTATATCATCATTAATTGTACATCAATGGAATGAAGATTCATTTGTTAACTTTACAAATACTCAAAAACAACTTTTAGAGTATGATCAAAAACAATCAACATTAGCAATTAAAACTACTAACCCATATTCATCATCACCAAACAATGGATTTTTACCTTTTAATCTAACTTTAACTATGGATGGACTATCAGGTATGAAAATATTTAACAAATTTAATATTGATTCTAGATTTTTACCTAAAAATTATCCTGAAGCTATGGAGTTTGTTATTATGAATATATCGCATACTATTCAAAATAATGCTTGGACCACTAATATAACCTCAGCTGCTATACCTTTAGATCCTGTAGGGACTAAACCTGGAAAACAAACATCTACTATTAAAACTCAACAGTCAAGTCCAAATCAATCTCCTTTACCTTATACTAATGATCCTAAATTATCTGATATTAGGAATACTATAGTACGAATAGCCAAAGGATATATAGGACAAAGAGAAATAGGTACTAATGAAAAATTTGTAAGTACTGGTTTTGAAAATAAAATGAAATCCGTTGGTTGGAGTAAAGGAAATGCTTGGTGTAACTTCTTTGCTGATTTAGTTTGGAAAGAAGCTTATCAAGAAGTAGGAAGTAAAGATGCTAAAATTAAAGAATTTTATTTAGGTTTGTTTAATAGTTTTACTCCTGGAAGAATGCCATTAGCTGGATCATGTGAAGTCACTTTTCAAAATATGAAAGCAAAAGGATACGCTGAAGAATATATTCCTGGAAGAACAATAATTAAACCAGGTGACATGATTTTTTATAAGCAGAGTCATATTTCTATAGCAGGTGCTGTTTCTCAAAATGGATTTGAATCTATAGATGGTAATTATGGTCAAGAAGGAGATGGTAAAGTTAATTACCAAGCATTAAGAACAAATAAATATATTGAAAAATATCATGGTGGTATTAGAGGAATAATTAGAGTACCTGAATAATTATAAACAAATATGTCTTACTATCCTCTGTCCCAAATAACTCTTAACTTATATACTAATGGTAATGAGTTGTATAATGCTACTACTTTTGAGACATACATAGGATATTACTATCAACTATCTAGTGGAAAATATTTTTCAGGCAAAACACCTCAAGATCTACCTAGCTTTGAATTAATTGAAAATCCACCAACACTTTATCCTTCTGTTAATTCATT